TAATGATTTGGAAAATGAAGGTTTCATAATGGTAGCAGTAAGGCAAGGGTATGCAACACTATCCGAACCAACAAAAGATATATTAGCATTAGTATACCAAACTAAAATTGTACACAATCAAAATCCTGTTCTTGCTTGGGCAATTAGTAATTGTATTACTAGACAAGACCCTAATGGCAATATATGTCTAGACAAAGCAAAAAGCAAAAATAGAATAGACCCAGCAGCGGCTATGCTAAACAGCCATAGTAGAGCTAGATTATTAGATACAACAATAGACTTGAACAAGTTAATACTAGGAGATGAATTCTCGCTATAGGAGGGGAAAATGGGAATAAGAAAAATCATAAAAAATTTAATAACTAATGAAGCAACTGAAACAGAAAAAGAATCTAATATTACCACTCCTTCAAGTTGGTTTATAAATTGGATAAACGGTGGAGAAACAGCATCTGGAGAATTTGTGAATGAAGAAAGTGCGATGAAAATGGCGGCCGTATATGCTTGTATAAGATTACTAAGTCAAAGTGTTGCAAAACTGCCATTACATGTATATAACAACAAAAACGGAAAAAAAGAAAGAGATGAAAATCATCCAGTAGCATTTCTGTTAGAGAATAGACCTAATCCATATATGACTCCGTTTGACTTCAAACTTACAATGGAAGCCCATAGACAATTGTATGGGAATGCTTATGCAGAAATACAATTCGGTAGAGATGGATATCCCAAAGCTCTATGGATATTAAATCCAGAGCTTACAGAGGTTGTAACAGATGAAAAGAATCATGGTAAAGTATGGTATACAACGGTATTACCAGATGGACAAAGCGTAAAGTTAAGATATGAAAATGTGTTACATATAAAGAACATAGGATTGACAGGACTAAAAGGAATGTCTCCAATTGCAGTTGCCAGAGAAACTATTGGAAGTCAAATGGCATCACAAAAGTATTTGTCAAAATTTTATAAAAACGGAACAACTGCTAAAGGGGTACTATCAGTACCTGGTGTAACATTAAAACCAGAAGCAAAGAAAATTGTGCGTGAAGAATGGGAAAAGATGAATACTGGAATGACAAATGCAAATAGAATTGCAATATTGGATTCGGGAATTACATATCAAGACTTAACTATGAGTCAAGCAGATGCTCAATTCATAGAAACACAAAAATTAAATACAACAGATATTGCAAGAATATATAATGTACCACCACACATGATAGCGGATCTAGAACATGCAACATTTAGTAACATAGAACATCAATCAATAAGTTTTGTGAAAAACACATTACAACCACTCATTGTGAGTTGGGAACAAGCTTTGAAATATCAACTATTTACACCTACAGAACAAAAAAATTACTATTGCAAATACAATGTTGAATCAGAATTAAGAGGAGATAGTAAATCAAGAGCAGAATACTATGAAATAATGGAACGAATAGGTGCTTATAATATCGATGAAATACGAAATAAAGAAGATTTGCCGACTTTAAATAACGGGTTAGGGGAAAGACACCTAATCAGTTTGAATTACACCTTTTTGGACAAATTAGAAGAATATCAAATGGCAAAAGGACAGAACAAGACAGAAAAGGATACAGAAGATAAGACAGATGAGAATCAAAATACCGAAAATACCGAAAATCACACTAAAAAACAAGGAGGTGCAAAAGAATGAATAAATTTTGGAAATGGAATGACTCTGCAGTTCAAATTCCAGAGTTAATACTGGAAGGAGAAATTGCATCTGAAACTTGGTGGGGGGATGAGGTTACACCCCAAATTTTTAAAGATGAATTAGAAAAACATAAAGGAAAAGACATAACAGTTTGGATAAACTCACCAGGAGGAGATGTAATTGCAGGAAGTCAGATATACACAATGCTAAAAGAACATCAAGGAAAAGTAAGTGTTAAAATAGATGGTCTTGCAGCAAGTTCCGCATCATTTATTGCTATGGCAGGAGATACAATCCAAATGAGTCCAACAGCAATGATGATGATTCACTTACCGAGTACATTCGACTGGGGGGATAAAAAAGACTTCCAGAAAACAATTGCTAGACTTGAAGAAATTGAAGCAGCTATTATTAATGCATATGAACTAAAAACAAAATTACCTAGAGATGAGCTTGCTAAAATGATGGAAGATGAAATGTGGATGAATGCTTATAGAGCCAAAGAATTGGGATTTGTAGATGAAGTATTATACACAAATATAGAAGAAAAAGACCAAGTTGGTTTTGATTTTAGAAAAAAAGCAGTAAGTAATTGTATACAAAATAGTGTTAAGCAAATACAAGAAAAGATAGACAAAATACAAAATGAACTTGAATTAGAAAAGTTAAAAATTGAAATAGATTTGTTGAGTATTCAATAGGTCTATTTTTTTATATAAAGCATAACAAACAGATTTCTCCTGCTCCTTTCACAAATAAAAAAATAGGAGGAATCAAAAATGAACTTAAGAGAATTAAGACAAAAATTTGCTGCGATGGTAGCAGATGCAAAAAAATTAACAGAGGAAGGCAAAATTGAAGAAGCTAAAGCAAAAACTGAAGAAGCTAAAGCCTTAAATGAACAAATTAAACAAGCAGAAGAAATTCAAAGAATGGAAGATGAACTAGAAGGAGATGCAGGAACACCTGTTAAAGAACCAACAGCTGACAATAAGGCTGATGTAAACAAAGCGTTCTTAAAAGCAATAACAGGAAAAAGATTAACACCTGCAGAAAATGCACTAATTGAAAAAGCAGATGAAAATGACCCTAATGGAAGTATATTAGTACCAACAGATGAGAATACAAGAATCAATGAATATAAAAGACAATACAAATCATTAAGAAGTCATGTAAGAGAATATAGAACAACTGTAATCTCTGGATCATTTGTATATGAAAATAACAGCACAATGAGTCTATTAACAGATATAGATGAAATGGAAGAAATTCCACAAGAAGATGGACCAAAATTCAAAACAAAAGGTTACAACATAAAAAATAAAGGTGCAATATTACCAGTATCTAATACATTACTTGCTGATGAACAATCTGGCTTAATGGCATATGTTGGAAGATGGTTTGCAAAGAAAGCAGTAAAAACAGAAAATGCAGATATTCTTGCTGTAATGTTAGCAGATAAAACTGCAAATGCTCTTGCAGATTGGAAAGCATTAAAAAGGTCATTAAACAAAGACTTGGATCCAGCATTATTACCAGGAAGTGTAATAGTAACAAATCAAGATGGATTCGATGAATTAGATAATGCAGTAGATGAAAATGGTAGACCAATATTACAACCAGACCCTAAAAATCCAACACAAAAAGTGTTCAAAGGACTAACTATAGATGTATATTCAAATAATGATATACCAAGTAAAGATGGAAAAGCACCAATCTTCTATGGAAATTTAGAAGAAGCAATTACATTTGTAAATCGTGAAAGATATGAAATTGCAAAATCTAAAGAAGCAGGATTCACAAAAAATGCAACACTTATCAGAATATTAGAAAGATATGATGTAATCAAAACAGACAATGAAGCATATTGCTATGGAGAATTAACAATTACAGATGGAACTAATGCTGCAAGTGAGGCACAAGCAGAGGGATAGAAATATCCCTCATTTTTTGTAAATAGTGTTAAAAATCGAACAACGAAAATCGATTTTAAGCCACTTTAAAAATTAAATGGTATAAGTAGTAGCCTTGAAAATGGCAGTTTTGGGAGGTAAATGATGCTAACAGTAGAAAACGCAAAATTGTATTGTAGAATCGACAATAATGAAGAAGATGACTTAATAAAAAACTTAATAGATGCAGCGGATAGCTATATAAAAACAGCTTGTGGAGATTATAATTCGAATAGCCCTAAAGCAGAATTGTGTCAAAGGATACTTGTGAATCATTGGTATGAAAACAGAAGTGCAACAGGCAGTACAAAAGGTTTGAAATATTCATTAGATAATTTGTTGATACAAATTAGATATGGAAATGAAGGTAGTGATAACAATGAAAACGAGTCAATATAAAAAAAGGATAACAATACAAGAATACACAGAAACCAAAAATGCTAGAGGGATAACACTCAAAGAGTGGTATGATACTAAAACAGTATGGGCCAATATAAATACTAATATTGAAAATGAGGAAGATATTGCAAATTCAATAAAATCCAAAAAAACAAAAGAAATAACCATACGATATGATAAAACATTAGAGCAAAAACTTAACAACACTGAAAAATATAGAATATTTTATAAAACTCCATATAACATACTTGGAATAGAAAATGTTAATGAAGAAAATATAGAATTAAAAATTAGATGTGAGGCAATAGAATAATGGATTACGATATTAGAATGTATGGCTATGAAGAACTGTATAAAAAACTAGAAAGTATGCCAGATAAAATAAATAAGGTAGTTGACCAGGCTCTTGTAAAGGCAGCTCAACCAATTAAGGATGAGGCCAGAAGAAAAGCAAGAAGAAGTAAGTCACCTACTGGAACAAAAGGTCACATGGCGGATCATATTGAAATAGGAGATATTGAACAAGATGGAACAGCGAAAAGAGTAATAGTAGGATTTACAAAAGGAGATAACTCGCCATATTACTATGCGAAATTTATAGAATGGGGTGCATCAAGTGGACCATGGTCAAGTACGCACTATGGTAAAAAACCTTTTATGCGACCTGCTTATAAAGCCAAGGTTCAAGAATCACTAGAAATATTTAAAAATATTGTTGGGAAGGAACTGAAATAATGGATGCACATGAAAAAATATATAAAGTCTTATCAGAACTTGGATATGATGTGGAATTTGATACTTATACAGGAAAAAGTAAAAAATATATAACTTATTTTGAAATTCTAGAAAAAGAAGATGCTCAATCAGAAGACTATGAGGAAATAATAGGTCATCATTTTCAAGTTGATATTTTTTCAGATGAGGACCCGACAGAAATAAAAAACAAGGTAGTAAAAGCATTAAAACAAAATGAATTTTACTCGATAACATGTCAAGACTTGTATGAAAGAGAAACTAAAACTCATCATAAAGCAATCAATTGTTATCTTGCAGAATACATAGAATAAAACAAATTTCTCCTGCTCTTTCACAAAATAAAAAAATAGGAGGAATTGAAAATGCCAAGACAAATTGGGTTAGAAAAACTAACAGTAGCAAAAATAACTACAGATGAAAGCACAGGAACTGTATATGCAGAACCTGTAAAATTAGAAAGGTCAATTAAAGCCAAAATATCTCCAAAAACATCATCAGAAAAATTATACTCTGATGATTCAGTTGAGGAAATATTAAATAACTTTGACTCTTGTGATGTTGAAATAGAGTTAAATCAATTAACAATAGCATCAAGAGCATTGTTACAAGGTTCAAAAGTTGTTGATGGAATGTTAATAGAAAACAAAGATGATATTGCACCAGAGCTTGCACTAGGATTTAGAAGCAAGAAATCAAATGGAAAATATCGCTATGTTTGGCTATTAAAAGGAAAATTCGAACACACAGAAGATGAGTACGAAACAATTGGAGAAAAACCAACACCAAAAACAAATAGCTTAAAAGGTAGCTTTTATGGCAGAAATGATGGCAACTGGAGATTGATGGAAGATGAAGATGCAGAAGGTGCAAATTCAGCAAGATTAAAAGCTTGGTTTGATGCTGTGCCAGAAGTGCCAACAGGAAATGCAGAGGGCTAGAAAATTCTCCTGCTCCTTCACAGAAATAAATTAGGAGGATTTTAAAATGTCAAATAAAAAAATAACAGGTAAAGAATTAAAGGGAAATGTCTCTGAAAATACAGTAATATTAGATGGTACTGAATATGAAATAAGTTTAGACTTGAATGCATTTGCAGAATTAGAAGATATATACGGTGATCCAACAAAAGCATTAGAAGGATTAGAAAAAGGGTCGTTCAAAGCAATAAGAGATGTGTTGTATGCAATGCTAAAAACACAGAATCCAAAATTAACAGTATTGCAAGTAGGAAAAATGATAAATATGAATAACATTGTTGAAATTACAAATAAAATAAATGCAACAGCAATGAATTCATTACCAGAAGCGGATAATGAAACAAAAAACTAATAGATGAGTCATCCGAAATTCCAAAAGAACAATCTTGGGATTGGGGATGGCTCTATTATTTAGGAACACAACTTTTACATATACCAGAAAAGGAATTTTGGAAAATGACACCCAAAAAATTGTGTCTTTTATCAGAAATCTATTTTGAATATAACACACAAAGCAAAGCAAAAACAGAAAACCACAATGAAACATCAATGGCATACATTGATGAAATTTTTGTATAAAGGTGGTTTTGAAAAATGGCAGTTGAAGAAACTTTAGCAAAACTAGGCATAGAAATTGCTTTTGACTCATCTGGATTCAAAGAAGGCATAACAAAAGTAAATAACAATCTGAAAACATTAAAATCAGAACTAACACTTTCAAAGTCTAGTATGCAAAATTTCGG